CTACCCGAACGCTGGGCTTACATACCGAGCCGCATAACGGATAACCCGCACATCGCACCCGAATATCTAGAGAGCTTAAAGGAATTACCGCCTATTCAGTACGCCCGTTTCGTCGAGGGCGATTGGGACGTACTCGATGACGTTGCTAACCCTTTCTTATACGCTTGGGACGATGCAAAACATATTGACGATAGCGTAACACATAACCCGCACCTACCGACCTTTATTAGTGTGGACTTTAACATTAACCCTTTATGCGCTTTGATAATTCAAAACGTAGGTAGTGCGGCTAGGGTAGTGGACGAAATAAAGATAGAGCGCGGGTCAATAGATGCGTTTTGCGATGCGGTCGAAGCGCTTAACATACCTACGGGCTTATTACGTATTACAGGCGATGCAATGGGCAAGGGCGGTACTATTCAGGAACGCGACAACTCGAGCGCCTATATTCAAATTAAACGGCGTTTAAAGTTAGCCGATAACCAAATAATAATACCCGCTAACCCGCGCCACGTTAATAGCCGTATTGACTGTAACGCAGCGCTACGTAAGCTAGATATAAAGGTTAATAGCAAAACGTGCAAGGGGTTTGTATTCGATGCTAAGCAAGTGCAATGTAACGCGGAGGGTCAAATAATAAAAGCAAACCGTAAAAACTTAACCGAGCGCGCCGATTATTTAGATTGTTTTCGTTACTTTGTGAATGCAATTTTAAAGCGTTATATATGAGCGTATGCAGCACTTGTTTCGATAGTGGTATAACCGTAGACGGTTGCGCGGCGGGTATATTTTTCGGATACGTTACACCTAACACTAACTATACAGTTACGGTTACGCATAACGCTACAAACCGCGTACAAACCTTTGAAACTACTTCGGACGGCGACGGTTTGCTAGGTATTCAAAACGCAAAGATAGATAACGGGCAAGGCTATACGATACGGCTGCAAGGCTGCGATAACTTTACGATATGCGAAAACGATTACGCCTGTATAACCTTTGCTGTCATAAACAGCGATGCCGAAGCGGGTGGCACTATCAACCTATTAGACTGTATTCAATGCGGCGGATAATATCAATATTCAAAGGTTTTTATTTGTACCTAACAAGTAACAAAGAGGCAAACGCATTAAGCGAAACACGCTACCCCGTTTGTCAGGTATGCGAGTATAGACATAAAGGGCTAGACACCTGTAAGCTGTGCGGCTGTTTTCTCCCAGCTAAAACCCGCGTTAAAGACGAAGAATGCCCCAACGGCTATTGGACTTAAAGGCTATGTTAGGGTTTATCGTTTGTACGGCAAAAGCTAAACGCGGTTTAGATACGGACGACGAAACACTACGCGAGATAACCGAAACCGACGCAGGCGAAACCGATATAATAATTAACGTAACGGATATAAGTTACATATTCGAAGCTGAAGAAACGACCGTTATGCAAATGATTAGCGGCGCACAAATAGAACTAACAGACACACTAGATGCAATTATTCAAAAGATTAGGCGGTCGACTGCGATTAATGTTATGGCGCAATAGAAACCCCGAGCTACCTAAATACAACCTAGTACAATTATTTGAACGTGAAGGGTACACTTATTACCGCTTCCCGAAAGAAACGAGCCTACCGTTAGAACGCTTTGCTATGAGCATGGGTTTACTCGAGCGTTTAAGCTCGGGTTTATCGGGTTCGGAAATGGAGCAGATACTTACGGAAATGGAAAAGGCTTTAGGCGCTGGGTTAAGCAACCCGAAGAACGCGGCTGTTATGGCTACCTACATACACATAATAAGGGAGCGCCAAAATACGATAGTACACCGCGACCTATTATTAAACATAGCCGCAACTTGGGTAGTACGCTCGGACGAAAACCCGTCTATTATAAACCCCGATATACATAAAAAGAAACTAGAAGTATTTGAAGCGATGGCAGGGGAGGGGTCGCACGCTTTTTTTACCAAATTGGATATACCAGCACTCAAACCCTTACTAAGTATTTCGCCGCAAGACTTAACGGTATTATGGGAATACAACCTAACCCAAATACAAAAGCTCAACGAGGCTCTAGCCCTACTGACTACTCACCGGGAAGACGGGCAAAGAAAGCGCAAGATAGTTTAAGGGAACAAGTCATGCACGTTGCGGGTAACAACGTTTTAGAATTTAAGGAATTAATGGCAAGCGAGGTCGAGCTTTTTTTACTTAAATTTGAAATGTTTTATAAGCAAAACCGCGATGGCAGAAATAGTAATTAAGTACCGCGCCGAGGTTGCAGACCTTACCGCCGAAATTAATAAGATTAACGAGGCGAATAGCGAAATAGAAAAGGGCGCTATTAAAACGGCTAAGGTTGTAGCTACGACCTTTCAAGGCGCTGCCAAAACTTCGGCGGCTGCGTTTAGCGGTGGCGAAATAAGCAACGCGTTAAAACAAAATGCAACGGCTATTGAACAAGTAACCAAAAAAGCCGAACCATTAACTCGAACCTTACGCGGTTTAAAAAATGAAATACTAGCCCTCGAAGAAGCGGGCGACGTAACTAGCGATAGGTTTAGAAATTTAGTAGCTGAAAGCGCGAGGCTCGAAGACCAAATAGGTGATACCCGCGCACGTATTAGTAACCTCGCGAGCGATACATTAAAATTCGATGCAGGCTTACAAGCGGTACAAGGTTTAGCCGCTGGGTTCGAGGTTGTGCAAGGTACGGCGGCGTTGTTTGGAGCTGAAAATGAAGACCTACAAAAGAGCTTGTTAAAGGTTCAGGGCGCTATGGCGGTCGCTAACGGTTTGCAGCAAATAAGTAATTTATTACTTGAAGAAAGCAAGCTAAAGACCGTAGCGTTAACAATAGCACAAAGGGTTTACGCTGGGGCGGTTGCCTTAACTAGCGGCGCGTTAAAAGGCTTAAAGGTAGCCCTAGCCGCTACGGGTGTAGGCGCGTTATTGGTAGCGCTCGGGGCGGTCGTTGCTTACTGGGACGATATTAAAGGCTTAATAACGGGCGTAAGCGCTGAACAGGAAAAGCTAAACGAAACAACTAAAAATAACTTACAACGCCTAGATGACGAACTAAAGCTATTAGAGTTACAGGAAAACGCGTTAAAGCTACAAGGTAAAACCGAAGAGGATATAATTAAGTTAAAGCAACTTAAAATACAGCAGTCGATACAGCAAACTAAAATTGATATTGAAAACGCTAAGACTGTACGAAAGCAGCAAGTCGAAAACTCTAAATTAGCATTTGAAGTATTGCAGGGTATAGGTAGAGTAGGTATTGAATTAATAACAATAGCGTTTAGGGTTTCGGCTGCGGGTATTGATGCCGCAATTTTAATATATGACCAGTTCGCAGAAAAGCTAGGTTTGGAGAAAATAGGAACGACGTTAAACGAGCAAATAAGTAAGTTAAACGAGGGCGTTACAACCTTTGCCGCTAACTTTGTTTTTGACCCCGAAGCAACGGCTAAAGAGGGCGACAAAGCCGTAGCCGAAGCCGAACTACGGTTAGCCGAATTAGAGTCAACAAACGACGGTTATACCTTAAAGCTAAAAGAAATTGAAAAGGAGCGTACCGATAACGCTAACGCGGCAAATAAAGAGCGTGCCGACAAAGCATCGGACGCGGCGAAGAAAGCCGAAGAAGACGCGAAGAAAGCCCGCGAGCGTTTAGCGCAAATCGAAAACGAGGCTTTCGTTACCCAGCTAACCGAACAACAAAAGGTACGTGCCGAAACAAATGAAAAGATTTTAGACCTTGAGAAAACATTTACCGAGGCGCGTTTTAAGGCGGGAACGGTTGAAGCATTGCGAGCTGAAAAAGAAAAGAACGACGCCATAGACCAACTAATATCCGATAGAGATAAACGCATTAAGGAGCTTGAGAAAAAAGATTTAGAAGCCAGCGTAGCTAAACAAATCGAAGCTACTAAAGCGGCGGCTAACGCTACAACCGAAGAACAAATATTAGCCCTACAAACCCAGCGCGATATTGAACTAGCAAACGCCGAAGCGCTCGGTAAAGACAAAGTAGAAATAACAACGCGCTATAACACGCAAATAGCTGATTTAAATAAACAGTTAGCGCAAAGCGAGTATAACACCCGCGTAGATAATTTAAAGGCTTTAGAGCTTATAGAGGGCAGCACATTAGACCGCCGTTTGGAGCTTATTAATATCGAAGCGGCGCGGCGTAAAAAAGAGGCTACCGATACCATTAAAGACAAAGAGGAACTAGACGCTAAGCTAAAGTTAATAGATGCCGAAACGCAAAACGTGATACGTGAGGAAAGAAAGAAAACACGCGACGAACAAATAGCACAAGTAGAAGAAGTAGCTCAAGCTACCGCAGGGGCGTTTAGTGCTTACGTAAACCTAGTTAACCAAATAAGCGAGCAACGTATAAACGCAATTAATCAAAGCTCTGAATTAGAACTAAAGGCTATTAACGATAGCCAAAACAGCGAGATAACTAAAGAACGCCAGCGTGAAACGTTAAAGCTAAAAACCGAAAGGGCGATAGCAAAAGAGAAAACTAAACAAGCTATGTTAGACAAGCAATTAGCTTTGTTTAACGCGATTATAAGCACGGCGGCGGCTATTGCTAAAGTATCTAATAACCCTGTTTTAGTAGCCCTTGCAGCCGCTACGGGGGCGTTACAAATTGCTACTATTGCCTCGCAGCCTATACCTAAATACGCACGAGGCGGTTTAATCGGTGGGCGCTTGCATAGCGGGGGCGGTACGTTAATCGAAGCTGAACGCGACGAGTATATTATTAACCGAGGTCAAAGCATGAAGCACCGCCGCGAGCTGGACGCTATCAATACAAGTAGCGAGGCGTTTAGGCGGCTTATAGACGAACGTTATGTACGCCCAGCTATTAATTATTACCTTAGTAAAAAAGAACGCGGCTTAACGCTTAATGCTTCGTTAAATTCTAAAAGTATGGAGCGCGAACTAAAGGGTATGCGTAAAGATTTAAAGCGCCAAAACACCGTTATAAATATTAACGCTTCGGATAACCGTTACACATGGCAGTAAGTTTACAATTTATAATTGACGGTATTGATAGGGGGCAACCTTTAAACCCCGAGGATTTTTCGATACAGATAAACGAAGACGATACCATAGGGGCGCGTATAGTTAGCTTTGAAAATGAGCTAACGTTTGGCGGCGATGTTTATAGTTACCTTGTAAATAAATTAGCAACCTCTGGCTATTGTGAATTAGTACGTGTAAACGTTCAATACCTATGCAATAGCGGTACATGGCAAAAGCTCGTAGACGGTTATATAATTGTAACCGAGTGTACGTTTATGCTCGACCGTTGTCAAGTAAAGACCAAGCTATACGACGAAACATTTAGCACTAAAATAAATAATAATAAGGCTATACCGTTTTCGCTATCGCTAACACAAAGTAAAAACGGTGTTACTATTACACCGCCTACGCTTCGACGTTTAGAAGTATTTTTACCCAGCACGGGAATATACGAACCGCTATGCGCTTACGGCTACCCTGTTTACGATGTGTTTAAACATTTGGTAGCGTGCATGAGCGATGGGCTTATAGATTTTGAAAGTAATTATTTTAAATACGTAAACCCCGATAACAACGTACCAGCTTATACATTAGGCAAATGCTTACGCACGCGCACTATTTTAGAAATGACGGCAAACTTCGAGCAGCTTTATAACGCAATGCGTAGTAAATTACAGCTCGGGTTAGGTTTTGAAAAACAGACTAACGGTAGACCGTTATTACGCATAGAACCTATAAGTTATTTTTATCAAAATTCGCCATCAGCTAATTTAAACGACCAGCCCGAAATAGAAATGAAGTTTGATACGGCGCGTTTATATCAGGCTGTTACGTTTGGCAATGAGCAAGTATTAGAGCAGCAAGATTGTAACGGCGGGGCTACGGCGTGTACCTTTGCACAAACGCCGTTTAGAGGTTTTAGAAATGAAACGTTTGGGTTTACGGGCGAATGTAATACAAGCAATATTTTAAACCTCGAAACGAATAGCATTATATTCGATGCTAATACTATCGAGGACGTTATAGCGTTTGCAGCCGACGGCTACGATACAAATAACTTTGTTATACATTGCAACTATTACGACTTTAATTCAAACCCTAATTGTTTAGTAGCTAACGCTGGCGACCCTTACGGTTTAGGACAAACTATTTATAATGCTGAATACACAAACGAGCGTATGAGTAGTAATTGGTTAAGCGGATACCCTAATACGTTAAGTAGTTTTTTAGAGGGCTTTAATACGGTACTTACGCCGTTTACTGTAAACTTTATTTCGGGCGTAGCACCTCAGCAATTAATTAACCAAGTTAGGTGTACCATACCGCCAAAGGTTTCAATATTAGACGATACCTCACACTTTGCAATATATTTAGCCGAAACGAGCGACCCTAATAACTTATTTAATTTAGATACGTATAATGTACCCTTTGCGGGTGTTTATACATTTGGAGCTGGAATAATATTCGAGGGTATGCGCGACGCGGCTAATAATGCAATAGACCCCGTTAATTGGGGGCGTTTAGGCGAAATAAGGATAGAGCATTATAATAGCGACGATTTATTTATTCAATCAGATGTATATAATTTTTCGTCAGCTTCAACAACGGATATTTGGGCGGAAATACCCAGCTATACAATAGTATGTAATCAAGGCGATAAAGTAAGAGTTAATGCAGCCGTAGCCCGCGCAACGGGTAGCCCGATATATGAAAGCCTACAAAGGTTTTTGCAAACCGCTAATACATTTAATGCAGGGGTAAAAACAACTTACTTTACAGGTAGCGGTGTGCCGTTTGATGAAAGCGAATTGCAGCCTATTGATATAGATAGCGTTCAAGCCTACCTATATAAGTTTAACCGCCCTTTAACGATGGCAGAAATAAACGCCATAACTAGCGAAACATCAAAGCCTATTTTACTAGGGCGCGAAGCTGACCCGTTAGCGGTTATACCTACGTACATTAAAACAATAAGCATACAGTCGGTTATGCGTAAAAATGCAGACTTTGAATTAAAATCTAATAAGCTGTTACAATGAGCTACACCTCTATACCAAACCAACCTATACTATTTAACTCGACGTTACCCGAACCGTGTGAGGGGTGTAATAATGAGTTTACGCAGTTAGCCGATTTTAACGACGAGCTTTTTTGGCAGCTCGAGGCGGGCGCTTGCGGTTCGTTCGAATACGTTAGCGACTTTATTTCGAGCTGGAATAAAAGCGGTTCTACGATAACCTCGTTAGGTACGAACGGCGCGTATAGCCAAGACTATGCACGCTTTGACGTTGTAGGTAATGCGTTGCTTACGGTTAGTGTTTATAATATAACAGGTAAGCTCTACGTAGAATTATTAGGCGGTAATAGCGTAATAATAACCGCACCGGGTACTCATGAGATTTATTTAAGCACTACCGATTTAACAAGCGCAAATATTACGTTATACTTTTACACCGATACCATAAACACCTTTAACGGTTCGTTTGCTATTGATAGTTTACAGCCTATACCTAACGGCGGTTTATTCGCTGGGTTAGTAGACCCCGAAACGTTAGCCGTTGTTCAAGTATTAGACCCTGTTATTACAACTAGCAATCAATACCTAACCGCTGCCATAGCGTTAAATGATTACGAGCTAAATGCGGGCTGTTACCGTTTGGCAATAGCGGACTATTGCGCTAATACGTGCGGTCAATACTTTGTCTATAACCCTTACTTTAACGGGCAACCGTTATGTATAGGTTGCGTACCTATTGGGTGGAATAACAATGTAATTAGCGGGGCAGAAACATGGAACGTAGGTAGCGGACAAGCGGATATTACTTTTGTAAACGCTACCGACCAAACCGAGTTAGTAAGCGTTACCGAGTTTTGCGAGGGCGTAGAATATAGCGTAACGATTAAAGTACAATCAATAAGCAATGCTAGGCTAAGGCTGTTAGTCGATGGCGTAGTATTACAAACTATTTCAACGGCGGGTACGCATACCTTTAATGTTACACCTAGCCAAAGCGGGGCGGTAAGTATTTTAGGGTTTAGCTTTAGCGGCGTCGGTGCAATTACCTTAACACAACTTAGCGCCCGCGCTTATAAAGAACACGCTATTTACGATAAATACAGCGACGTTATAAACGTAGGCGATTACAGCGACGAATGTAGGTACTTTAAAATAGAGGGCTGTAATGCTGAAAACCAATTTGGGTTAGGCTTTAACGGTACTTCGTTTTTACCGGGGATTCGATTAGAGGGGCGTAGGTTTCAACCGCAATACGACACCGACACCGATTTATTTAGGTATGCCTCGGGGCGCTGGGTAGCGAGCTACGTAGACCGCCGTAAAAAATTAAACTATTATTTCGGGCGTTTACCTGAATACGTGCTGGACTTTCTTTCGATAGTATTTTACTTCGATAACTGTTACGTTAACGGCGTGGCGCACATACCGAGCGAAAACGAATTTCCGAGCATTGAATATAACGACGCCGACGATTTAGGGGCTTTAACTATCGAGCTTTATAAACAGACCGACAAAGTACGTAAAACAATATGTAGCGGAACGGATGCAAACTGTTTACCGTCGATATTAGATTTAGGTAGCGAGCCGTTTATATTAGCACAGGACGGCGACCGTTTACTAACTCAAAGTAACGTTAATCTATATCAACAATAATTTATTTATATTTGCATAAGTCATTTGAGCATTTTAGGTGTAACGGCTACGACCTATCGAACCGAGCCAAAACATTAAACACCTTTTAAATTATGGGATGCGTAAGCTATTGCGACTCCGAGTTATTAGCTCATAACCTTGTTGACTGTAACGAATATAAATTAGGTGGCGTTTCTGCAATTATTGTAGGGGCTTGTAATACTACGCTCGCTGACCCTAGCGATGCGACGGAAGTACAAAACCTATTAACTGCGGGTACGGCACGTATAATTGAAGATATTCGTTTTGCTTTGCCAGCGGGTTCGCCTGTAACTGTGGATAGCCCTATTGGATGCGGTACACCTATCCGCATTAACGAAGACCGCACTGCTACATTATACGACGCGAATGTAACCGACGAAAATAACCTATTTTGGAACGACGTAAATAACCGTCGTATCGGTTGGATTTTAGCCTATATGTGCGACAGCGGTAAAGTAATTTTTATCGACCCGCCCGTGGGTATTACTACTAGCGCTAACTTTATTTTGCCCGAGCAGAATAACGAACTTCAGCGCTACGAAGTAACCTTTTCATGGCGCGATAAAGATATTCCAGCTCAATACAATGCACCAGCAGGAATATTCAGCTAACTCGTTAAACCAACAGAAGCCCGCCCCGATTAATTTCGGGGTGGTGCTTTTTGCGTTTGGTAAGCACCATTACTACGGCGCGGCGTATAACCTTGCTTATTCAATTAAGAGGTTTAGCCCGTCGGTTAATATTGCTTTGTTCGTTGACGATACGAGCAAGGCATACGGCTACGCTAACGGGTTAGCCGATTTAGTAGATAGCATAAACACCATTAAGCCCGAGCATTTACAAACGGGCGGTAAGCTAGACCCCGGCAAACTAAAGGTAAACCTATACGAGTATTTACCTTTCGAGAATAACGTTTATTTAGACGTGGACGCCGTGGCGCTTAAAGATATTACCCCGATGCTTAACGAGCTTATAGGGGCTAAAAAAGATTACATAAGCCATACAGTAGGCTATCACAATATAAAGCAAGGGCGGGCAATACCGTCTATGCAATGGGCTTGGGCTGACGATATTTGGCAGCATTTCGAATTGAAAGAAACCGACACGTTACCAGCCATAAACAGCTCTATTCAATTTATTCGTAAGGGTGAAACAGCCGAACGTTTATACGCAACGGCTAAATACTTTTACGAAAACGAACCGCTACCCGTAAATAAGCTACGTATGAAGTGGGGCGGCGGGCAACCCGACGAACTTTACATGAACGTTGCGTTAGCTAAATTAGGTTTAGACCCTGCCATAATTGCAGCGGGTCAAACCGATGGGGCTGAAAACGGTTACATACACTTTGCCGTCTCGCGCCGTTTATCGTTTGCCGAAGTAACCGAGCGTTTTTATTTGCAAAGCTATTACGGTGGGCAGGGCTTTACGCCGTTGTTTTATATCGACTGGCTAGACCGATTATTAAAGCAATGGCATCGCGAAGAAAACAAAATGCACGCTCATTTCATAAATCGAATAACCTCTAACAAATATGCCGGAAACAAAAAATAAAAAGGCGGCAAAGCCAAAAGCCGAAACCCCTAAAGCGACTAAACCGAAAAAAGAAAAGGTAGTAAAAACAGAGTACGTTTACGCGCTCGAACCGCTACCCGAAAAGGAGCTAAAAACAACGGCTACCTTTAACGAGCAACCGCGCCACGGCTGGAATAGTGAGCCTGACGTTTGCGAGTTTATCGGGTCATTGGTTAAAATGCTAGGCGCTAAAGCTGTTTTAGAGGTGGGCGTTTTCGAGGGTGAAACCTCGATTAAAATTATAGAGGCATTACCTAACGGCGGTTACTACGCAGGGATTGATATAAACGACCATAGGAAGCATGAATTAAAGCGCGACGGTATAGCAGTCGATTTTATTTTAAACGAGAGCCAAAACGCTTTAAAACAATTTCCCGCTAAACACTTCGATTTTATTTTTGTAGACGGCGACCATAGCTGGGAGAATGTTTTACCCGAGTTTAAAGAAATTGAAAGGGTAATAACTGACGGCGGCATAATTGCCTATCATGATACGCTACACATACCCGACGTTAAACGTTTAATTGAATACGCTCAACACTATAAATATAACGCCGTTACTTTAAACACTTCGGAGGGGCGCGGCTTAACACTACTTCAAAGATTATGAAACCGACCTTTTGCCGTTCTAAATCGTGCGGCTCGCACGTAATAAATAAACCAACTACTAAAGCCGTCGCATAATGGCACTAACAATAGACGAAATTAACAAGGTAGTTAAACGCTTTGCCTATATGTATAAGGGCTGGAATGAGGCGCAACGCAGCGCCCCGTTAAACCCTATTACTAAACAGCGTGTAGGCGTTTCACAATACCCTGAATATTGGGACGGGTATAACTACGCCGCTAAAATGTATGATAGCATTTTGCCGCATACCCGCCCCGACGTTTACCCCGAGCATTTGTTAAGCGTTCGCGCCCCGAACCAAACCGACGTACAAGCGCAATACATAAAGGCTAACTATAAGCCTACTACGTTAAGCGTGTTTGAGGATTTTAAAGCAACGGTAAGCCGTGCGTTTGCCGACCAAAATTGGTCTATTAAATATATGCCTGAAATGGACGAACGTTTTGGGGATGATACCTTTCAAAGGTTTGTAAACGAAGAAATAGAAAAGTTTGGAAGCGTCGAGGCGTTCGTTAAAACTATGCTGCCGACCTTAAAGCTCGTAGACCCTAACGGTATTATAGCGATTGAACCCGAAGAAGTAGAAACGGTAGAAACCGAAGAAACCGAAACCGAGGTAATAAGCAACGAGCTATTAAAACCTATGCCTGAATACTATTCATGTAAATCGATTGTAGGGCAAAGGTTCGGCGAATATTATTTAGTAATAACCGACGATAAAACCGAAGTAAAAGCGGGTTCTAAAATGGAGCGTAGCGGGTTAGTGTTGGAGCTATACGATAATGCTAACATTTGGAAAATATACCAAACGGGCAAAAAATCTGAAATGGAATTTAGCGAACCCGTGCTATACTTTAACCATAATTTGGGATACGTACCGTGCCATAAATTACAGGGTATGCCGCAAATGATAAACGGCGAAATATGTTTCCAATCGCCTTTCATTACCGCCGTACCTTTTCTCGACCAAGTCGTATTAGACGAAAGCTATTTGCAAATTAGCAAGGCTACAAGCGCGTTCCCGTTTATGGTGGCGCTGGGTGAGGTTTGCGACTTTGTGGATAGAGAGGGTAATAAATGCGTAGACGGTCAGCTATTCGACCCTATTAACGGCGGCTATCGTACTTGTCCATCGTGTAGCGGTGGCGGTTTGAAGTCAAGGTTTAGCCCAACGGGTATGCTATTAATCAAACCGAAAACGTCGGTAAGCGAGGGCGACACGGGTATTAGTGGCGAATACTTAAAATTTGTTTCGCCGACGATGGACACGTTAAACTTTTTGCGTGTAGAAATTGAAGCGCAAATGAAAAAGGCGCGGGCTATATTACACCTACCGAGCAGCGATAGCACGGCGGGCGTAGGCGAAGCCGTAACCGCTACGGGTAGCTTAAATAAGATGCGTAGCCTATACGCCTTTTTAAAGCCTATTAGCGACCAGCTATTTAGCTTGTATGAGTTTATATTGGTAACTACGGGGCGTATGCGTTACGGCGAATTATTTGGGGGCGTTTCTTTAGTGTACCCTACGACGTTTGATATTAGCACGCCGTCCGATTATTTAGCGGTAATAGGTGAGGGTATAACAGCGGGCGTACCTCCGTCGGTAACGTTTAGCAACGTGTATAATTACATTAAAGCGATACATTATACTGACGAAGAAACAAGCGCTATTTACGATTTAATAATTCATGCAGACGAATTATTGTTAATGAGTAGCGCCGATATAGCTGCAAGGGTGGCGAACGGCACGGTTGAAAAATGGCAGGACGTTTTACACTTTAGCGCCCCGCAGTTAATCATGGAGCTTATACGTAACTACATACCGACCGAAGAAGCGCCGCAATTTACTGACCTACCATTACAAGAACAAGTAATACAGCTCCGTAATATCGCAGCGGGCAAAGTACGTGAGCAACTAGACCCTATCCAACAAGCGCAACGCGACTTATTAAATGGCATCGCTGGATAGTTTAGTAAAAAAGAAAATTAGGTTATTTGAACAAATACCTAAAGATATGGCTACGAGCGCCGAAAAGGCGCAGCTACAAGCGTGGCGTACCGTTGAGCCGTTACTTCGTGAAATGGACGTAGATAGTAACGGTAACATTACACAAACCGACGCTAACATAAACCGCATAGGCATAATAGCCGAAGAACTAAATAAGGTATTAGCAGGCGGCGAATATAAAGAGGCGGTAAGTAAATTTTTAAGTCAGATAGGCGAGGGCGTAAAGCTATCTACCGAAATAGCGCAAACGTTCGAGGCTGGGTTTGAGCCTACCGAGGCTCAACGTAGGTTAGTGCAAATAAGCCAGCAAAACGCTATTAATAGTTTTTTCGGTAGCGGCTTACGTGAAAGGGTAACGCAACCTTTTTTAGAACAGCTAACGGCTAACATAGCAGCACGCGCCCCGCTGCGTGAGGCGGTCAAAGCATTAAGCGCAACTATAATAGGTGACGATAAGCTCGACGGTAATTTACTCGGGCATATTAAAACAACGGCTTCAACCGCCCAAGCGATAGCCGACCGTAGTTATAGCGCGGCGGTAAACGAGGAAATAGGTATTAATTGGTTTGAGTATTTAGGGGGCGAAATACCTACAACGCGGGAATTTTGCGCGCATCGTGAGGGCGAAATATTTCACCGTAAAGAAATAGAGGCGTGGGGTAACGGTAAAAATAGCGCGGGAATAGACGATATTAAAGGCGGTACGTGGGCGGGGCGTATAGATGGCACAGACCAAAAAACAATATTTACCAACGTAGGCGGCTGGAATTGCCGTCATGATTTAGTACCGATACCCGCAACTAAAGTACCCGAAAGCGTTAAGGCTCGCGTAAGGGCGCAGGGGTTTATTGATTAAGCCAAAAAAAAATTAAATTATTTTTTGTTTGCGTTTGCTATTTCAAAAATAGTTTCTATATTTGTGCTGTTAAACTTTTAAACACTTACACAAATGACAACTATTGAACTCGGAAACATTGGAAGCAAAGAACAAGCTGAAAAACTTATTTCTAAATTACAGGGTAAAACGTATATGAATTTTATAGTAAATTATGGAGTATACGCAGGAAACTACCCTGTTACTGTTTCAACTGAACGAGCTGAAACAACTGAAGAAGAATTAAAAAGTATGGTTTTATTTTATATGGCTTGTGAATTTTAAAAGATAAAAACAACCTAACCAACAGAGCCGCCCTAAAAAGCGGCTTTTTTGTTTTGCAATATCAATTTATTAACTTTGTACCGATGCGTTATTTAGTATTAACCGACGGGCGAGTTATACAGGCTTCCGATATGGTAGCCGAAACGTTGCTACGTCGGGGCGCACGTGAGTTAAAATTAAAACAAATAGAAACACCTTTAATTTATGGCAATGAAACCCGAGGAAGCGCTGGAGCTAGTGAAATTCCTAAACCTAGACGAAGCCGAAAACCTAGAAACGGCGAAAGAGAAATTTCAACAGCATTGGATGGCGCAAAAGGAACACGACGCGACGCTGGGAAAACTAAACGGCTCGATAGCCCACGTAGTTAAAAAAGCATTTGAGCCGTTTGGCGTTAGCTTAACCGAAGACGATTTTAAAGATGCTAAAAGCCTCGACGTAATACGTAACGCAGCCGAACGCGCAAAGACAGAATACGAAAAACAGCGCGAAGAATGGGAAAAGAAAGCAACGGGTAACGGCGCTGCGGAGCTTGTGGCAGAATGGGAAAAGAAACATAAGACCCTCGAGCGTAAATATAACGAGGTTGAGCAGGCGCGTCAGGAAGCGTTAACACAATTCGAAAGCTATAAGACCCAAGCCGCCGAAGAAAAGAAAGCTATTAAAATTACCAGCGTATTTGAGCGCGAATTAGGGGCTTTGAAGTTAGACCCTACCGTAAATGAATACACCATTAAAGGCTTTAAAAGCGCTATTAATGAAAAGTATTTAATCGATTTAGAAGACGATGGCAGCGCCGTTGTTAAAGACCGTAAAACGGGCGAACGCCTAAAGTCGAAAGATAAAGCGGGGGCGTTTCTAGGTGTTAATGATGTGCTAATATCTGAAGCAACGGCGGCGGGTATAATTCAAAAGAACCCGCACGCAGGCAAACCCATTACGCGCCCCGGGCAGGCTGTTATACCTCAACTCGAACCGCAAAACGAAAAGCGCCTACGTGGTGTTAACCCTCGCTTTTTATCGAAATGACACTAAAGCAAGCCTACCGTATTTTAAAGCATCACGCCGAATGGCGTAAAGGGGCTGTAAGCGAAAAGGTAAACCCTGACGATTTAACAAAGGCTTTAGAGGTTATAATAGTATATTTGGATAACAAGATAAATAATAGCAGCCATGCCATTATATGAGGGTTATAACGTTACCGCCTCGGAGCGAGACGGTAAAAAATATAAAGCCGTAGACGATGAGGGTAACGAGGTTCATTTTGGCGCTTCGGGCTATCGGATTAAACCCGGCACAGATGCAGGTAATTCTTACTGTGCTCGTAGTGCTGGCATCGCTTCGCCGAAAGGTTCGCCTAATTGGTGGGCGCGTCAGTTATGGAGCTGCGAGGGTAGGCGGTCGGTTAGTGAAAAACCTTTTTTTGGTAAAATAGATTTGCCTTAATATATTTGTACTGTTCATACTTTTTTAGTTTGATTTTGGGATAAGTCAAAAGCCGCTCTGTAATCGCTGGGCGGTTTTTTTATTTATCTAGTTTGAGCGATAGCCAATGTTTAACAACCGAGTTTTGTAGCGCTTCAGGTTGTTTCTTTTTTTTGCGCTGTTTACGTTTAGGCTTTTGTTTAACTTGTTTAGGCTTCATAAATTCAAAGTATCCTTATGAGTTTGCGGGAGCGAAACAGGGGGTAAGTAAAAGGTGTTTCTAACCCCCTACCCCCTAAAGAGAATTAGAAACGCCCTACCATTTTAAGCATCCTCATCGAGAATTGGTCGCTTACAGTTTGGCTCATTTCGGGAAGGTGTTTTGCAGCCCGTGTCAAATGATTTAAAAGTATTTTGTTTTGATGTTATACTTGCTTTGCCTCGCCTCCGCATTTAGCCTAACCTAACCAAAGGTCTGCGACTAATCCCGTCAATAGCTCGAACGGGCTGGGCATAAAAAAACCCCAAAACTGCGAGCGGGCTGTTCGGGGTATTTGGAAACCGTAAATGGTTCAAATATCTTATGTAACGAAACAACCGCTCGAATGTTTCGCCTACAAAGTAAAACTAAATATTTGAATTATAAAAACACTTTTGTAAATTTGTAACGCTCAAAGACAAATTTTTTTTAGGCTTCAACCTTTGCCGCCTATTAAGTGCAAAAGGTATAATTCAAAACCTTTAAAAAAAATGTCAATTTCTCGCATTTTATCAGAATGCCCGAATGTGCAAATGAGCCTTTCGGAGCTTTTCATCGAGGTAGGTCAGCGCGAACAGCTACCTTTTCTCGAATTTCTTAATTCACCTGAAAACGTAAAATTAATTAAACAGGAAGTAGCGCCCGGTCGCGGTAAGCTAAAGACCGTTGAGGCTCGTTGGATACAGCGCCTACCCGAAACTGAAGTAGTAGAGGGCGGCGATATTCTAACTTGCACCGCGTCGAATACTTACGGCGATAGCACTACAACCTACACGCTAGAAACAACCGATACCTACCAAGCCGAACAATTAATCGTTGCTTCGGATATTGCGCGTCATTGTCAGGAAAACAGCCGTTACGTACTAGAAAGCGTAATGCGTTTAATGGACGTACTAGACCGCAAAGTAGCAAGCGCCGCAGCTACGCAAGCCGTTTCAGCTATCGGTGCATGGGGTACTGAAGTAAGCGGTTATTACACCGTTTCGGGTGATTGCTTACAGATTGCAACGCGTCAAACAGGCGGGCAGGCTCTTAACGAATTTGCGTTAGCCGATATTTTACAAGCTACCCGTATGGCTAATTACCCAGCCGCGCCCGTTGCTTTCGGCGGTGCTGAAATGCAGCGCTACGCAAACGCGGTACAAGCTGGATGCTGCACGCAGTACGGTATAGACTTGTTAGCTATCGCACAGCAAAACGGCTTCGGGTTTTCTTACGACGCTCGTTTAGCTTCGGCTTTAGGCTCACAGCTTAAAAACCTAGTAACGACCGCAGGCGCTATGCAATGGCTATCGTTTAACATGGCAGAATGGAACGCAGGCGTTACGCCCGTAGCTGGCAGCAATTACACTAAAACGATTGCCTTTACGCCAGCGGGATTACCAGTTGACCTAACCATGAAAGACGATTGCGGTTCTTTGTCTATCGTAATTACTCACACAGGCAAATTAGTTACTTTGCCTACTGATATTTACGAAGCAAGCGACAAATACGCAGGCGTTAACTATGTTAACTGCGTTTCTATCGTAAACCCGTAAGCGTTTGATTTAACGACAAAAAAGAGGGGGCGTAATAGCTCCCTTTTTTATTTATATTTGTACCTATGTGTTACGAAAACTTATTAGGCTTACGCGATTGTAACGTACCCGAACCTACGACGGGGCTATACATCGACGAACTCGGTATTAATAACACCTTTTTAGGGCAATTAATAACCGACCAATATAACAACGGCGTAGAATTATTTGAGGATAAACGCGCCTTTGCATGGAAGAAATTAAGCTCCGATATGCTTACGCGGTTAAGCCCTTTAATGAAGTCCGATACGATTATAGAAAGCAAGCGAATAGGTCAAGTAGTAACCGACTATAATAATATAGAAACGGCGTTAGGCGCTGGCAAATACGGCGGTATAAGGGTTAAAATAGACCCTAACACGTTAAGCTATTTAACGCTATTTATAAGTGATATAACATTAGCTATTGATAGCGCTAATACTAACGTACCGATTTTAGTTTTCGATATGACTACCTTGCAGCTAATAGATACCATTACTTACACGGCTGGGGGTATAGAGTATTATTTTGGTAAGGAGTATTTCGCGAAGCGCCGCAAATTAGATTTAGCTTTTGTTTATGAAAGCACTATGAACACTGTTAAATTTATAACAAAGAAAGGCGCGTGTTATGATTGCGGCGGTAAAATACGCGAGGCTCATATTTGCCCGTTTGTAAACGCGATAGGCATAAACCTAACGACCGACGGTGTAAGCGTGTTAAGTAGCTCAACAAGTAAATACACTACGGGCATGAGCTTAAATTATAGCGTAAACTGCGACCGTCAGGGGTGGCTTTGCTCGGTAGGTAATCAAATGTCTTTAGCCCTTGCATACGCTACGGCGGTTGAGATTTACAACTACGCCTTAACCGTTAGCCCGAACCAGCGCGTAAATACAAGCGTATATGTTAATAAGGGAGTTAAGAATTACGACGGTATTATAACGGCTCGCGATATTGCAGCCGAACAATATAACGCCGAACTAACAGCGCTTTTACAGGGTATAAGATTGCCCGATGATAACCATTGCTTCGACTGCCGCAAAAACATTAAATACGTAACCGCTTTGCCGTGAGTAGCGACGAGTTTAAACTACGTACTGATGCGCTAATAGCCGAATGGAATAGCGATTTTGCACCGCTTTATTTAGCGGTAACCGAGCTACGGCGTTTAATGTATAAACGAATATTCGAGAAAAGCGGCGGTAACTTAAACTCGGCTGGTCAACAAATACCTATACCCGCTAGAAAAAGCGCAAGTTATAATACACCATATTCACCGGGCTACGCTAAAAAGAAAGAACGCCGCCCTATACCATTAGAGCTTACGGGCTATTTACGCCGTAACTTTCTAAACGAACCATTGCAGGGCAAAGGGTTAGAATGTGCAATAGTGTTAGACGATAAAGAGGCGGCTAAAGCGCGAGGCTTACAGTTTGGTAATTCAATTAACCCGCGCTATAAAACATTTGGCGGTTACGGCTTTATTTTCGTGCCGACCGAAGAAGAGGAAAAGGAATTTTTAGAGCAGCACACGCAGCTATTAATTAACGGAATTAACGAATATTTGGGAACATGATTTTAAAAACCATTATAGACCGCTTAAACCAACGCATAGAGGTTAGTAATATATTCGACCGTCTTTATGGCTTATGCGAGCTTACAGGCGATAACGGCTGGGTAAATTATATCGGTAACGGCGAAGCTATACCCGTAACAAACTACGATGCAAAGGTAGGTACTTTATTTTGGGCGCGTCGCGGTAAGGTTAATATTTCGAAAATTGATAGCCTACGCGTTAGCGGGTGTAAGCAAATGTACTCGACTAAATTTAATTTGAGTGCGTTTGCCGTAGTTAAAAAAAATCATGTACCCTGCGACGGCGAAGACGCCGCCGACTGGATAGCCTCGCGCATTTATAAGCTAGTAAGCGGGCGCGACTATGGTTTTAAAGAGGTTATAGACGTTGTTAGTTACGAGGTTATACCCGTAGGCTATACGGTGGGCGATAAGACCCTACCCGAAAATTTACATTATGCGACCGTTGTAATTGAATTGCTTGTAGAAATTGTAAGCGGTTCGGAAGATACGTGTTACGATATTTGCGACACGGGAGATATACCCCTACCGCCCGACTTTTTACCGTGTAACCCTTGCTTAACCGAGGTAGCCGTAGACGGGGTAACGATAGGCGGGAACGGTACTGAAGCAGACCCGCTATACGCGATAGGCGGCGGCGGTGGCGGCTCGTTAATTGTTAAAGACGAGGGTACGAATGTAAGCACCAATACAACTACATTAAATTTTACAGGCGACGGCGTAACGGCTTCGCTCACTTCGCCGGGTGTCGTAGAAGTAAACATACCAAGCGGGGGCGGTGGCGGTGTAACAGCCGTAACGGGTAGCGCTCCGATAGCGTCGAGCGGTGGGGCAACGCCCGATATAAGTATAACACAGGCTACAACGGTAAGCGACGGTTATTTAAGCGCTACCGATTTTAATACCTTTAGCGGCAAACAGGATGCGTTAACGGCGGGCACGGGTATAGACTTAACGGGTAACGTAGTAACCAATACCGCGCCCGACCAAACCGTAACTATAACGGGCGGTACTGATATAAGCGTAACGGGTACTTATCCGAGCTTTACAATAGATAGCACCGCCGCGACGGGTATGCAAGGCGGTCAAGCAACGGGGACTGACACCTACGCCGTAAGTATTCCGGGTGTTACGGGCTACAACCTAAACGACGCCTACGCGATAGGATTTACAAACGCCAATACGGGCGCTTCTACCCTTAATATAAACGGGCTAGGGGCGGTTAACATAGCAAAGAATAACACCGTGCCAATTATAGGCGGCGATATTGCAGCTAATCAACAATTCATTGCAATATACGACGGGACTAACTTTCAGATTTTAGGCGTTGCGCCTAATCAAATGTTCGCCTATGTAACGAACGCAGATAGCGTTACCATTAACCGCGGGCAACCCGTTTACGCGTTCGGAGCTACGGGCGACCGCATGACGGTTAAGCTGGCTAATAATACTAGCGAGGCTACTTCGTCTAAAACAATAGGGTTAGTATTCAGCACCTCGATAGCTCCAAACCAAAAGGGCTATATAATTACACAGGGAGTTATAGACGGTATAAATACCAACGCTTACAGCTCGGGCGACACGCTTTACGTCGGAAACAGCGCGGGGGCGTTAACTAACACCATGCCATTAGCGCCTAACCATTTAACGCGTATCGGTATAGTCGAAAGGGCTAACGCGGGTAACGGGCAAATCTATGTATTTGTACAAAATGGTTTTCAATTAGACGAACTTTCGGACGTCGATATAACAACGACCCCCCTAGCTAATAATCAATTTTTAGTTTATACTACGGGCGTAAATAACCTTTGGAAAAACCGAACGCTAGGTAACGTTTTAGGCGGCACGACTTCGCAATATTTACGCGGCGACGGTAGTTTAAATACGTTCCCTACTATACCCGCGCAATTCAACCCGAGCGCGGGAACGGGTATAAATATTTCGGGTAGCTACCCAAATCAAACATTTACTAATACAGCGCCCGACCAGACTGTTAGCCTAACGGCGGGTAGCGGCATCGCGGTAAGCGGTACGTATCCGAGCTTTACTATTTCGAACACAAGCGCCGCACCTACGATTTATAAAAGCACTACCGACGGCACTGCAATTACTAATATAGCAACCGAGCAAATTAGCGCAAGCCAATTAATACCTGCTAATACATTTACGGTAGGCGATATAATACGTATAAGCTGGCGAACTCGAAAAACGGGTACGGCGTCAGGTTCTACGTTTAAGCTATATATCAATACTTCGGCTTCATTGGTAGGTGCAACGCAATTAGGTTTATTAAGTATTGCAGGCTCTACAAATTTAACTAATCAGATGCAGCGTACTTTAGCCATTAAATCGGCTACTAATACCGAGGCATTTTCAAACGTTAATGCAAGTATAGATTTTTCATTTACGACACCCGCCGTAATTACGGCTAACGTAAATTGGGCTGTTGACCAATACATTATATTTATGTGCCAGCTTCAAACCGCTACGGCTGATACTGTACGCACATCATTCTATTTAATCGAGAAAGCATGACAAATATTAACATAACAGCGCAAGCCGCTACATTTTACAGCAACGTAAGTCAAGCAGATATTACGGCTAATTTATTCTACCCTAAATGGGAGCGTAACGACGAAAATTCATTTAGCCTATACACCGAGCAAGGTATATTTAATATAACTGTTTTAGATTATACATTGAACGGTAATAAATATAACACCTCGGACGCTGCTATAAGCTATTTAATTTCTTTGTAAATTTGTAAAAATCAAAATTATGGCAGGCGTTAAAGTAACCGATTTAACTACAACTACGACGGCGGCGGTAGACGATATATTATACATCGTAGATACCAGCTCAAATACTTCGAAGCAAATAGAGGTACAGAATATTTATTCAGGTATGCCGCAATTCGAAAGCGGTACGTTTACGCCTACCATAACTAATGAAACTTATGGTGAAGTCGTGACACCTTTAGCTGCATATTACAGCCGCGTTAACGACGTAGTTAATTGTACATTTTTTTTAGATGTAGCTTTAGACACAGGACAAACCGAGGCTACTTTTGAATTAAGCCTACCCGTTGCTACAAACTTTAGCAATTCAAAAGATTTAGTAGGTATTATATCACATAATGCAGACTATACCGAATTAGTAAGCTGGGATTTATCGGCTAACGTAGCTAATAATACAGCTTCTATAAATTTAAATTCGGTAACAACTGCATACGGATACCAATATATTTACATCACAGTTCAATATTTAGTATTGTAATCATGCGCTCTACATCGGCTCAGGGTTTAGCAATTATTAAGAAACATGAGGGTTTACGCCTTGCTGCGTATCTTTGCCCTGCGGGTGTACCAACGATAGGCTACGGCTCGACGCGTTACCCTAACGGCAAAAAAATAATATTAGGCGAAAAGCTATCGAACGAAAGCGAGGCTACATCGTTGCTTTTAGCTACGTTAGAACCTTTTGAAGCCGCAATAAATAAACACCTACCGAACCTTAACCAATGCCAATTTGACGCGCTTGTATCATTTATGTATAACGTAGGTACGGGCGCGTTTATTAAAAGCACCTTGCTAAAAAAGGCAAAGGCAAACCCAGCTGACCCGAGCATATTAGACGAGTTTCAAAAATGGGTACGCGGTGGCGGTAAGGTATTACCCGGCTTGGTTACGCGGCGTAAAGAGGAAGCAAAGTTATATTTTTCACTTTGTAACATTTAGCCCAAAACTATTTAAACACCGCGCTGCGGCTTACGTTTAACAAGGGTATGAAGCGTAAACCTACTAAAGTACGAAAGGCGGTCGATATAGTTCTAAAATACTGGCGCGGCACGGTAGGCTCGTTAGTAGTTTTAGTATCTATATTCCTTTTGATTTTTAAAAAAATAGAAGCCGAAACGTTAGCGGCTATAATCGCGGCGTTAATCGCGGCGGGCTACATACCTAAAGCTAAAGACGATGGAAATAGCGATTAAAGATACTACGATATGCTTCGCGCCCGGTCATTGCCCTAATCACCCGAATAAGGTTATTAAAACCGCGCCTAAAACTTTACCTCAAATTATAATAGCGCATGATACAGTAGCGGCTCAACTTGACACGGCTATAATAGCGCAAGTAACCGATACATTACACGTAGAAGCCCCGCAGCCCGTTAAAATTAAAATGCCTGTTTTTGATACTTTAAAGCCCGTTAGCGTATCTTTGTTAAACCAATCAACGTACACACCCGTTATAACTCAAAGCGTAAGAAAAGCGCCCGAAATTGAAAAGCCTATGAATATTGATTTACTATGCAATAGCGTTGTTTTTGGCTTTGCCCTTTATTTAACGGCTAATTACGTTTCAACCTGCGGCGCTGCGTGGCGTGGTATGTTTAAAGAGCTTCGTAATTTGGTTTAAACTTTTAGTACAATACCCTTATATTTGTGGGGTAATGTCTACTGTTTATATTTTAGAAAATTCGTTAGACCTCTTTTACGTCGTTACCGATAGCGACGGCGGCATTATATCGAGCAACGAATTATTTAAGGCTTATAGCAGCCATATTAAGCCGAAAAACATTATAGATATAGTAAGTAACGAGGGTGACCGCGAAACGCTCATAAACGCCGTTAAAAAGGCAAAAGAGCGCACGCCCGAACCTATGCGGGTATATGCTGCGACGAAGCAGAAAAATAATAGCGAGCGGTTTAACGTTTGGAATATTTATTCTATAATGGGCGCTATTCATTTTATCGGGTTTCAGCTTATTGACGTAACCAGCATAACGGCTCACGAATACGAGCGGCAAAGGGTATTGTTAGAAGAATTTAGATTTATGCTATCGCACGAATTACGCCAGCCGCTAACGTCGGTTAGTGGTTTGGTTCGGCTGTTAAATAACAATACTACACCGAGCGACACCGAAAAAAGCGATTTGTTGAAAATGCTAAATGAAAGTGTGCTAAATTTGGACGAAGCTGTTAAGGCTTTAGTTAAAAAAGCAACGCGGCAATTATGAGCGACGAACAAATAGACAAGCGCCTAATTAAAGTTATTAGGATATACCTAAACGAGCGCGATATGCCGCCAAAGGTAGCCCGTGAGCTAGTTTATTTAAACGCCAAATGCCGCGACCGTATAACCGAGTACCTAACCGTTTTAAAAATTGCTTAACGTACCGCCTAAATACCAATTCGACGTTAAACACGTAGGGCTTATAGTGGTTATTATGCTTTTGTTACTTACGTTAATTGATAAATGCCGCGATAATAACGAACTTACTAAAAATTTGGGCGTAGAAATAGGCGTTAATCGCGATTTAAGGCTAAAAACGTTAGCCGATAGCGCTAAAATATATTCGCAAGCGGCTAAAATTGTAAGCTCCGATGCGTTAGCCCGTGAGTTAGAGCGTCAATTACACGAACTTTCGATTAAAGAGCCTGAAACGGTTACGAAAATCGAAACAAAAACCGTTTATAAGACCGAAATACAGTTAGCCGAACCCGTTTATATTGATAGTTTCCCTCATTTACGCCTACCTCAACCATTTTTTAAGCGCGAAAAATGGGTAACGTTCGGCGGTACGATAACAAATAAGGGAAGTTTACAGCTCGATAGCTTAATTTTACCCGCTACTTATACTTTTGCCGTGGGCGATACCATGCGGGGCGGCTTATTTAACCGTTTATTGAGGCGTAAGGACACCGTTTTACGGCTTAAAATTGATAACCCTTACGTATTTGTTACGGGTATGGATAACTACGTAATACGCCGCCGCTCGAAATGGTACGAAACACCGCTGTTTAACTTCGGCGCTGGGTTAGTTTGCGGTTTGGCGCTTCGCATTGTGCAAAAATAATACGCTGAAAAACAAGCGGTTAAAACACGAAGTAAAAAATAATTAAATTTATTTTCGATTAGGTATTGCACAATTAAAAAAGGGTTGTATATTTGCCTCGTTAAACATTTAAACACTTACACAATGGCAACTATTCAACTTCAATCAATCGGCAAAGTACCAGCGGTTACAGCATCAAACATTAAACAAGGTACTGTTTTGATGTGGAACTTTGGACAAACAGAAACAGTTTTAGAAATTGTTTCAGAAACGGCAAAAACATTATCAGTAAAAGTACAATGCAATTCTAATTATGTTGGAGTTAGAAAATTACTAAAAACCCGTTTAGTTTGTATTGTAAAATAACCAACCCTCACGGGCGGCTAATAACCGCCCCTTTCTTTTTAAACCTTTAAACATTTACACAATGACACTAGAACAAAAAATTGACACGGCTGTAATACCTAGCCATTATTTGCCAGCGATAGAGGGCGAAGACATTACAATAAGAATACCTAGCTTTGTAGCTATTAACATTGATAGCATTACAAAAATACAGGATAACGAGGTAACCGTTAGAATTTATACCGAAGCCCTTGTTATATCGCTTTGGAAAAGCATTAACAACGTACACATTACCATTTTTTAAACCCTTAAACATTTATACACATGGAAGCAACTACAACTTTTCGCAACTACGAAAACACCGAGTTTTATTTATACGACCATTTAAGCGGCGTAATGACTATGCTAATAGACGACGGTTGTATGAAAGGGCTATACACCCGCTGCGATAGCAAAAGCGCACATTTAGCCCGTAAGTTTCACAAAGAACAAATCGAGGGCGTACCATACGAACACCGCCTATTTGAGCCGCTAACACGCGACGAGTTTAGCTCGCGTTTCTGCAAGGTAGTCGATGCCTTAAACCGCAACCTAGTACAGACGCTAGATTGCACCGATGATACAAACGAACTTTAATTTTAAACCCTTAAATACTTTTACACTATGCCCAGCTTAACAGCCCCCGTAGGCGGTAACACTAACCGCCAAATCGCGCCCGAGGGCGCACATGTAGGAATTTGTTACCAAATAATCGACCTCGGTACGTCCGAGCAAGGCGGTAACTATCCCGGTAAAAAACGTAAAATTCAGTTTCTTTTTGAGCTGCCAAACGAAAAGGCGGTATTCAGCGAAGACAAAGGCGAACAGCCGTATTATGTTCGCAGCGTTTACACCCTATCAATGAATGACAAAGCATTACTACGCCGCGACGTTTCAGCGTGGATAGGCAAAAAATTAAGCGATAGCGAGGCGTCACAATTCGACGTCTTTAAACTACTCGGTAAAGCGTGTATGCTAAATATTGTACACGTTACGAAAGGCGAAAACAGCTACGCTAACATTATGAGTATTTCGCCGCTACCTAAAGGCATCGAAGCGCCTAAACCGTATAACGACTTATTAGCCTATACACCAACGCAACCCGACGCGGCTGTATTTGCGAAGCTACCCGAGTTCGTGCAAGACAAAATACGCGAGAGCGACGAATATAAGGTAATGAGTAAGCCAGCGCCGAAAATTGACCTACCGCCGCACGTAAAGCCCGAAGACGATTTTTTTGGTATTAATGCAGCTAACGACCTGCCGTGGGATTAACAAATAAAAAGGGCGGTTTTAACGCCGCCCTCTTTAGTAACACAAACATATAAAGGATGAAAAACACAACGATAAAGGTAAGTATTCCTGTTCAGATAAACAACTTATACGAACAGATAAACGCCCCCGAAACATTAAACGCGCAAGCGATAGCGCAACGGTTAAGCGGAGGCGGTGAAGCCCTGACCATACGCAGCAAAGCGGAATACGACGAAATGAGCGAGGCAGTGCGTTTAGTATCTAACGCCGTTAAGTTAATCGAAGCAACGCGTAAAGAGGTAACATACCCAGCCGACGCGTTTAAAAAGCAATGTATCGCGCTTGAGAAAGCCGCTACAACCGAGCTAATAGATTTTATTTCCGACGCTAAAATTAAAATGCTCGACTATCATAACGAGCTGGAATTTAAAAAGCGCGAAGCCGAACAACGGTTAAGAGCTGAAGCCGAAGCCGCGTTAAAGCAAGCGCAAAGCGTAAACGATATAATGGCAGCGTTTACCGATAAACTGTTTACCAACGCCGTAGAAACGAACCAAACGAAGAACGTTCGAACTACGATTAAGGCGCGTATAAGCGGCGAGGTGGATTGGCTAAAGGTTTTAAGCGTGCTATTTGGCGCGGGTGAATTAGAGCCTGAACGGTTAATTGAGCGCCTACCTAAAGCAATGGAGTTTATGCACGTTGAGAATATTGACGGCATCGAGTTATACGAACACAAAACGCAAGTAATACGATGAACATAGATAGAAACACCGCACGTTTTCCCGACGAAAACGGTAACAGCCTAATCGTTAAACGTTCGGGCGCTACGCTAGAGCTTATATTGGTTTTGGTAAACCAGCACGGCGAACGGCATTTAGGAACGATTAATACCAACACCCGAACGCTAAACGTTAAGCGTAACCGCTCTAAACATTTAATGCAAGTAGTAAACGGTTACGGCTTTAACTATATGCTGTTAGATACGGCAAAAAGTTTTGACCGGGTTAGGCTAGTAGACGAATACGCAGCTTATAGCATACCGCGAACGTTTATTTTAGAAAACGGCAAAATACTAAACTTTAAACAGCAAGGGTTCGAGGTTCAGATATTCGTAAGCCTCGAGCAAATAGAACCCTATAAACTAAACACGTTATCAAATAACTAATGACACGCGAACAATTCATTACACACCCAGCTATAAGCGCAAGCCGTATTAAACGGTATTACACGGGCGATATTAGCTACGCCCAAAAGGCGCTAAACGAGGGTAAAGCCTTTCACTACGATTTACTCGAGCGCCCGTTTGACGATATGCCAAAAGCCTCTCAAAACGTTTATAATGCTATTCACGAGGTACGGCTATTAGCTGACTTTTTCGATAACGCCGAAAAGGAATACATAAAGGTAGGTAACGTTACGATAGGCGGCTTTACGGTCGAAGCTAAAGCAGCTATGGACTTATGCAACTTAAAAGAGGGTAGCATAGCCGATGTTAAAACAACCAGCGCCAAAAACTTACGCGACTTCGGTAACGATATGGTTGAGCATTGCAACCACGTACAAGCGGTTTGGTATTCGCTCGTTATGGGCTTCGACCCTGCGAACTTCTACTATATCGGTGTACCGCCAAAAGTCAAAAAAACGGGTAAGTTTACCGACCTGTATTTATACCGCCATAACGCCGAAGAAATTGAGAGCGCAAAGGAATTAATAATTAACTACTTGAAGCAACTTTAAAAATGAGAAACACTACTAAAACAGCCGTAACGTTTGACCCTGAGTTGGGCGATTTAAACGAGTTTATCGGACACGAATTAAAGAACGTTGAGCCGTACTTTACCGCTCAAGGGTTTAAAGAGCTACCCTGTGCTTTTAAATACAAGCGCGTTTATAATGACTATGCTAAAAACCGCTGCATACTCGTAGACCTTTACGATAGTAACGGTAGCCTAGAGGGTAGGGTACAATATGTATTATTATGTAATACGTTGTATAAGAGATGAAACAACGCCAAGCCCGCGAAAGCGATATTTACACCGCGTTAGCCCGTTATCTAACGCTAAAGCACCCCGACGTACTATTTAGGTTTGACTTTAGCGCGGGTACTAAAATGACGATGGGGCAAGCGCGAGTACATAAGAGCATGAACCCGCACAGGGGTTACCCCGACTTTTTTTTAGCAGCGCCACGCGGCGGTTACTGCGGTTTGTTTATCGAAATAAAAAAAAGCGATTTTAAGCCATTTAAACGCGACGGTAACATAAAACAAGACGAACACCTATCCGAGCAATTTCAAATGATTATACGGCTTAAAAATGCAGGTTTCGAGGCGTTGTTTTGTTCGGGGTTAGATGAATGTATAAAAACGATTGAAGACTATTTGAAACAATAAAAACACATGAACGCAAACTATTTAAATTTTTTGGAGTCGAAAAAACACACTTCGACCGATTACGGGATAAGTCCGAAGTATTTACCTGACCAATTATTTGACTATCAAAAACACGTAGCCGAATACGCAATTAAAAAAGGGCGTTGCGCTGTTTTTTTAGATACGGGTTTAGGTAAAACTATTATACAGCTTACAATAGCTGTAAACTACGCAAGGCATACGAATAAGCCTGTATTAATTATTACGCCTTTAGCGGTCGCCTTTCAGTTTATTAAAGAAGCTGAAAAATTCGGTATTGACGATATAAGCTATTCTAAAGATGGTAGTATAAAAAGTAAAATAACGGTTTGTAATTATGAGCGTATTGATAAATTTGATAGCTCTAAATTTGACTGCGTTTTACTTGACGAAAGCAGCATATTAAAGAATTTTGACGGAGCTATTAAAAGCCAAATAACAGCCTTTTTAAAAAAGGTTAAATATCGGTTTTTATTTACCGCGACACCATCGCCAAACGATTACATAGAATTAGGTACAAGCTCCGAAGCGTTAGGGTATTTGGGCTATATGGATATGCTCGCTAAATTTTTTAAGAATAATAACAATAGCATAGACCCTAAACACCGAGGCGAAGAATGGTATTTAAAGGCACACGCCGAAGCCGATTTCTGGGCATGGGTTAAGAGCTGGAGCATATCATGTAAAAAGCCGTCCGACCTCGGTTATTCAGATAGCCTGCACGTACTGCCAGCATTAAACGAAATAGAAACGGTAATACGAAACGTAAACCCTTTAGCTATAAACGGTCAAATGAGTATGTTTGCCTTACCCGCTACGGGCTTTAGTGAAATAAAAGCCGAAGTACGCGCAACTATTAAAGAGCGTTGCGAAATGGCTTATAATAAAGCGTTAAATAATGAATGTAGCGTTTACTGGGTAAACCTAAACGACGAAGCCGCGCTAATATCGCAATTAGATAAAAGCGCCGTTGAGGTTAAGGGTAATATGAATATTGATAAAAAAGAGGAAATATTATTAGCCTTTTCAGCGGGTGAAATAAAAAAGCTAATTACCAAAACCTCTATAACGGCTTTCGGTCTTAATTGGCAGCATTGCAACCATACTACATATTTCCCTACGTATAGTTACGAGCAATACTATCAAGCTATAAGACGGTTTTGGAGGTTCGGACAAAAGAAACCCGTGTACGTAGATTTAATTCTTTCAGACGGTCAAGTTAAAATAATGGAAACATTATTAGCCAAAAAAGATAAAGCTAACCAAATGTTTGAAAAGCTAATAAAGCAAACTAACACCAATTTCGAAATAACTAAAAAACAATTTGACAAAGCAATAATTTTTCCAAACTTCATAAACTAAACACAATGGTAAAACAGCAACAAGTAACCGAGAATTACGCTATTTATAATAGCGATTGTATGTATGTTATTTCTCAAATGCCCGAGAATAGCATAGACCTTTCTATATATTCGCCGCCGTTCGCTGGGCTTTATAATTATAGCTCACACGAAAACGACTTTAGTAACTGCGAAACGAAAGAGCAATTTTTGCAGCAATACGAATTTTTAATAGAGCAACTTGCACGGGTAACTAAAAAAGGTAGGATAAACGCCGTACACGTTACCGACGTACATACAAATACGGGTAGGCTTTGGGATTTTCCCGGTGAAGTAATACGCCTACATGAAAAATACGGCTTCGAATATCATAACCGTATAACGGTATGGAAAGAGCCTTTAAAGGTTCGTATGCGTACAATGGTTCAGAGCTTAATGCACAAATTTATAGTAGAGGATGCTACCCGCTGTTTTACTGCGATGCCTGACTATGTTTTAATATTTAAAAAACGTGGCGAAATTGAAACACCCGTAACACACCCAAACGGCTTATGCGATTTTCCTTATTTTGGTGAAAACCCTTTTTTAGAAGCTCATAAAGAAACATACGGTAGTTATGGAGATTTTAGAAAAAAATGGATAAACTTCGACGGCGACCAGCGCGAAAATAAATTATCGCATTTAACATGGCAGCGATACGCATCGAGCGTTTGGGACGATGTACGGATAGATAACGTATTACCTTTTAAAGATAGCCGCGAGGATGACGATGAAAAGCACGTACACCCGTTACAATTAGATGTTATAGACCGTTTAGTTTACCTTTATAGCAACCCTAACGAAACTATATTAACGCCGTTTATGGGTGTAGGTAGTGAGGTTTATAGCCCTGTTTCGATGGGTAGAAAAGCGATAGGTATAGAGTTAAAAGATAGTTATTATAAACAGGCTATATTGAATTTAAAAGAGGCTAAAAATAGGTTTAAAGATATTGAACAACCGAGTTTATTTTAGTATCTTTAAGCGTTCAGAGGTAGTAGCCTGAATGAAACGAATTAATTTACCGCCCTTTGGGTTTACGAGGTTTGATATATGCAAACCGCTACTACCGTAAATTTCAAGGGGCTTTCTTTTTTATGACTAAACGCGATACTTGTATATTTTACCGCTCGATGTACGAGGGTATAAAAGACCTACCAAAAGAAACGCAGGCAGAAATTTACGACGCTATTTTTAGCTATTCGCTGGACTTCGAGCAAAAGGAATTAACGGGTATAGCTAAAACTATTTGGACTTTTATAGAACCTGTATTAACTAAAGGAAATACGAATTACATAAACGGAAGTAAACCGAAAGCGAAGCGAATAGAAATCGAAACCGAAGCGAAACCGAAGCGAATTAAAAGCCAAACCGAAGCCTATAAAGATAAGGATAAGGATAAGGATAAGGATAAAGAGAAAAATAAAGATAACGCTAACGCGAATTTTAAAAAGTGGGGTAAAGCTGAATTAGTCGAAGCTATGCGACCGTATGCGGATAAATACCCTAAAACGCTTTTAAACGACTTTTTTAATTATTGGAGCGAGCCGTTAGCAAACGGTAAAATACGGGTAACGGCTCAAGACGCTTGGGACACAGGTCGGCGTTTAGCAACGTGGCAAAAACGCGATTTAAACACATCGAAACCTTTAGAAACTAAAACCTTTACCCGCGCCTCTCAGGGGGTCAAAATGGAGTAGGCAAAAAAAACTTTAATTATTTTTAGAAAAAGTTTGCAAAAACAAAATAAGGTTATATATTTGCTGCATCAAACTCTTAAACACTTACACAATGGCAACTTTAACTAACACAATCAAAAAAGCGAACAAAGTAACAGGGCAAGAGCCTAAAATGGATGGTATGTTTTATACATACCTTTACAAAGGTTACGTGGTTAGCTTCGCAAAAAATGGCAGTTCAGATTACGCTACTAACTTTTACACAAAACGCGCTAACCTTAAAGACGATATCTATAGCGATTATTTCGCTGGTACGTTTCACGACAATATTTCACAGGCGTTTAAATTCGTTGATTATATAACACGCGACTAATAACAAAACGGGGCGCAGCATCCGAACAACTGCAAAAAAATGAACTCACTACCTAAAGTAGAACAAGCACTTATAAACCTTTGCCTGTCGCCCGACGAGCATTACAAGGAGATAATACCACAGCTTACCGAGGTATTGTTTACCGACGATTTAGCCCTACGCGCCTATAAGCTCATTAAGGCAATTATGAGCGATAACATTAAACCGAACCCAGTTACCCTTAATCAATACGGGCGTGCCGATAAAACGATTACAGCCGCCGAAGTAGCCAAAATTAGCGCGTGGGGTTCTGACCTATGGTATAACGAACCTATAAACGATTACATAGCGCTACTTAAAGACGAGCATATTAAACGCTCTATAACCTCTATAATGGCTCAAAACGCTTTAGGGCTATCCGAGCCGCGGGGCGGCGCTACAACCGCAACCGAAATAATTAAAAAACTAAACAGCCTGCTCGAAGACGGCAGCCCAAAAGATAGCATAATCGAAGCTATGGCGCTTGCATCGGATGAACGCGACGCCTATTACCGCCGTAGCGCCTTACACCTTTCGGGCAAAACAAGCGGCTTAAACACGGGCTTAAAGGCATTAAACAAGTTTACAGGCGGCTTTCACCCCGAGCTTATAATTTTAGCGGGTCGCCCGTCGATGGGTAAAACAGCGTTAGCGCTTTATCACGCCGTCGAGTTTGGCGAACCCGGTATTTACTTTAATCTCGAAATGAATAAGTCGCAGCTTTGCCAGCGCTTAATATTGCAGCACGCAAACGACAAAATTAGCAGCGCACGTTTACGCGACGGTAACCTAACGCAACCCGAGCTATACGAGTTTGAGCGTAGCATAGGGGCGGTTGAACAATTACCGATTTTGATTTACGACAAAGCACGTTGCGGCGTTCACGAGGCGGTAAGGGTAATGCGGCGCGAGGTACGTAAAAACCGCTGTAAGTGGGCTATAATAGATTATTTACAGCTAATGACTATCGAGGGCTTTAAAGGCGGCTCGCGCGAATTAGAAGTAGCGGAAATAAGCCGCACCCTAAAAGCCGCGCAAAAGGAACTAAACATACCTATTATAGCCCTAGCACAATTAAGCCGACAAGTCGAGCAACGCGCAGATAAAAAGCCTATATTATCCGACTTACGCGAAAGCGGCTCTATTGAGCAAGACGCCGACACGGTAATATTTATTTGGCGACCCGCTTATTATGGGTTAAGCGAAAACGGGATAGAATACACTAACGACGTTTTTTACCTATTCGAGAAACACCGACAAGGCGCGACGGGTGAGGTACGGTTTAAACATAACGAAACGCTTACAATATTTACCGACGCAGCAAGCGAGCAAGGTAGTACGTTTTTGCCTTTAGCCCCTAATTATGAATTTAACGGTAGCCCTTTTTAAATTGCCGCTAACGGTATCGGGCTTGGCGAAGAAGCCGAAACGAAAAGTTAAATCGAAGTACAAAACTTAAAAATTAGAACAATATGTCAAATGAAGAACAAAACGGCTTTTTTGCCAAACCCGTGTTAGCAGTAGTGCCATTTCTCGAATTAAAACAAAACTTCTGGGAGGAGTTATAAAACCCGATAAAATCAAATGAAAAATTGCAAAGTAGAACCAATGGTGAAGCACAGTAACCAAGTTCACACAACAACCGATTACTTTCTATTTAAACCAATAGAAGGCAACAGAAACTTAAACCTTTTGCACCTTAACCGACTGCGAAAGTCAATGTCTGAAAAGTATTTATTTACCACAATTTTGGTAAATGAAAACTATGAAATCATTGATGGACAGCACCGCTTTGAAGTTATCAGAGTACTTGGACTGCCATTGCATTACATTATTTGTGAAAACTACGGATTGCCGGAAGTACAAATTTTAAATCAAAATTCAAAAACTTGGAATTCAGATGACTATCTTGAAGGCTATTGCAAACTTGGTTACAATGAATATTTAAAATATAGGCAATTTAAAGAAACTTATGATTTCGGTCATAGTGAATGCCAAATGTTATTAACCGGAGTACAGCAAGGTAGTGGTAAAAGAGCAAGTAATGCATCAACATTTTTTTCAGGTGAATTTAAAATATTGGATTATGATAATGCGTGTTCTATTGCAGATAAAATTCTTCTTATATCACCATATTATGAAGGCATCAAAAGAAAAACTTTTATTGTTGCAATGGTTCAATTATTAAAAAATCCAAATTTTGAATTTACTGAATTTTTACAAAGATTGAAACTACAACCTACTGCTTTAATTGATTGTGTAAATAATTATCAATATATTTCATTAATTGAGGAAATATACAACTATCGCAGGCGTGAAAAGGTTAATCTTAGGTACTAAAATTATGGTGGTTTGTCAGTCGGCTTCCGGGTCGGCTGGCATTACTGCTAACGGAATGCAGCTATGCGCTCGTTTTAATGGCGCATAGGTGCTGTTATAAGCTGGCTGCGTATTATCAACCGAGAAACTTAATTTTGAAAACGAAACAGAAAAATAAAAAATAAAGCGATGGCAAAAAAAAATAGAAACAACATAGAAAATGAAATAGACCATAAATTAAGTGATTTGTATAGAAGATATTTCTTCAATAGGGATATGGGGGATATGTCAAGAGCAAATTATTGGTTAAGCAGAATTAAAGAATACGAACAATTAAACAACATAAAAAATGGAAACAACATTGCAGAAACTAATTAAACAAATAGACGATTTAATTAGAGATGAACAAACAAACGGTGGGGATTGGGTCATCCCCTTTCAAAATGTAAAACATAAAGCCGAATTGTTACTTAAAGATGAAAAGATAGAGCATCAAGACACTTGGGATGCTGCAATTAAAGCACACGACAACAGGGCTTATGTTCACGTAAGGTCTTGGTCTGATTTTGATGATTACTTTGAAGAAAGATTTAATAAGCATTCGTAATATGAAAACAGAATTAGAAAAGTTTATTGATTGGCTCGAAAATTATAATGAGTTTTGCTACAATAATAGCAAAGATTTAGTTTGGGATAATTTCGGGGAACAAAAAGTTCTTTCAGAAAGTGCCAAAAAATTCTATTCACAAGGATTAGCTATTGAAAGAATTTTAACTCGGATTATTGAAAAGAAGTTGATAGAAAAGCAAAAAGAAGAAATCAAAAAAGCGGCTATTGATTTTGCTATTTGGTGTGATGATAATGATTTATCTGACAATAATAAAACTTGGGATGATTGGTATAGAATATCAAAAACCTAATTGCTTTGAAAAAGCAAAAGCGGGCTGGCTATTTTTTATTTTTTCAATCACGAAACTGTCTTTGAAAAACGAATGTAGCAGCTTGCTTATAACTCTCTTATAGCCGCTATAAACTTTCGCATAATGACAAACGAACAACGCATACTAGATTACATGGTTAATTACGAACCCGAACAAACAGAGTTTAAAGAGGGCGTAACGTACTATACTGATACTTTAAAAACGCATCGCAGCTATTCAGCGCAATTAACGACCGCACCTAAAGGCTCGATAGCTTACAGAATGTATTTAAGCCGTGCGTTTGAGTGGTTAAAGCTGTTAAAAAAACACGGGGTAAAATTGCAAAACAAAATCAATTAACGTATATTTGCACCCGTGGAAACAATAAAAAAAGAAAACAGGGGCGGCAAACGCCCAAACGCAGGGGCGAAAAAAAAGTACGGCTCAACTACTTCGACCGTATGCTTTCGCGTACCCGACACGCACCGCGAGCAAATAGTAGGTATAGTACGCGCCTACCTCGATAAACTGAAACACGACTATAAACAGAAACAACACGAACCTAATTATGGATGCTAACAACTTACACCCCGTTACAAACTACCTTTACGACCAAATAGTAAACAAGCGCCAGCCGTTTACATACGACCTATATTTAGCAGCCGTTAAAATTGAACGCAGCCTAATAATAGACACCTTTAACGAGGGAGCTACATACGAGGCGTTAGGATTTAACCCAGCAAGCCCACACACTAGCGCGGGCGAAGAATACTACACCGAAACCGAGGCGGCGTTATGAGCAACCTATTAACCATACCGTGCGCGATTGAAAGCGTAGCAACCCGCCGCGATAAGACCATTAAAGTAATAATCGGTACGCAGGAGCTAACGCCCTCACAAATGAGCGAGCTGTTAAACCTATGGGCTAACGGCATAGGCGTTATGGCGTTTAAGGGCGAACAGTTTAACTATAACGACGAAGCGCTATTAAATAACCTAAAGCTCGATGCCGCAGAGCTTGGAAGCAAGACACCAAGCCAGCGCCTACGCGCCGCCCTATACGTTTTATTCGAGCAAAGCCCCGAAGGGTATAAGGAGTTTAACCTATACTACGCCGCTATGATTGAACGGTTTATAGATATGGTAAAAAAACGCATTGATAGTTATAAACTATAATTTTGTAAATTTGTAATTATGCCACTATTTCAGGGCGATAGCGACGCCGTTATACAAATGAATATCCGTAAGCTAATCGAAGAGGGTTACAGCCCGTCGCAAGCGGCGGCGATAGCATACGCCGAAGCTGAAAAGTGGCGCAAAGCACGAAACAAAAAATGAGGGTATCGTTTGACGTTGACGGCGTACTCGATACGCCAAAGGGTTTTGAAGCCGCCAAACGCGCAATAAATCGCGGCGACGATGTTTATATTATAACCGCCCGGAACGAACGATTTAGCCGTGAGGTTTACGAACTGGCAAAGGAGTTAGGCGTACCGCGTTTGCGCGTATATTTCACGAATGGAGCTGACAAATGGCAAACCGTTAAACGCCTAAGTATAGAACGCCACTACGATAACAATACCGAGCAACTCGATAAGATACGCGAAAACACTAACGCACAAACTGAAAAGGTATGAACGCGAAAGGTAATAAGATAAAGAAACGCATACCGTTACCCGGCGGCGCTCCCGAAAAGTATAAGCCCGAGTTTGCCGAAAAGGTGTACGATATGGCATTGCTAGGTTTAAAGGACGAAAGCATAGCTAAATTATTCGGGATTGCTGAAAGCACTTTAAATTTGTGGAAGCACGAACACCCCGAGTTATTAGAGGCATTAACGCGGGGGCGTGAGGTTGCAGACGCTGAAGTAACTAAAGCAATGTATAAACGTGCGCTCGGTGTAACGATAGTCGAAGAAGCATTAACAAAGGACGGTGAAGTAGTAAAGCTCCGAAAAGAGTTACCGCCCGACACGCCAGCGGCTAAACATTGGTTAGCGAATAGGCAGCGCGGTTTATGGTCGAATAACGGAGAGAGCCAAATAACAACGACCGAGCCGCTCGTTATTGTGCGAACCGAAACAAAAGATAAAGATGCTTAAAACAATGGGAGTAGCGTTATTAATGGCAGCGATACTATTAGGGTTTGCCTTTGCTATTTACGTAACGACTAAAGGCTTTACCGACGACGAAAACGATTAATGAAGTTTACCCTAACCGAAACACAAACGACCGCGTACGATTACGCCGTAGACGGTAGTAAACGCGTTATAGTTTTCGGCGGGGCAATACGTGGCGGTAAGACGTATTGGCTATTATTAACCCTAACATCGCTTTGTTTAACTTACCCGCGCTCGAGGTGGGCAGTTATTCGTAAAAGCCTACCCGATTTAAAACGCACCACGTTCCCGAGCTTTGCCTCTATAATGATGGACGGCGTAAGTAACTACGTTAAAAATTGGAATAGAGAAACAAACGTTATAACTTTTACCAACGGCTCGGAGCTTATCTTTATGGCTGAAAGTTTCGACGAAGATAAAGACCTAAACCGCTTTAGGGGTTTGGAAATAAACGGCGCTGGCTTGGACGAAGTAAACGAACTGCAAGAGGTAACGTTTTACAAAGTACAAGAGCGTATAGGTAGCTGGAATAAAGCACACGGTAAGCCGCCTATCGTTTGCCTTGCTACGTGTAACCCAGCGCAAAATTGGGTTAAGTCGATTATATACAATCGTTACCGGGAAAACACCCTACCCGAACGCTGGGCTTACATACCGAGCCGCATAACGGATAACCCGCACATCGCACCCGAATATCTAGAGAGCTTAAAGGAATTACCGCCTATTCAGTACGCCCGTTTCGTCGAGGGCGATTGGG